ACCATCACTGACGAGAACAGGCAAAACCTGATCGCATGGCGGGCATACAAGGAAGAGCTGAAAGCTATGGATCTGTCTTTAGCGCCGGATATAGTCTGGCCTCCTAAGCCTGTTATCTAATCCCTATCCCATTTGGTAAATGTGCCAAAAGAGTAGCAGGTATCGGGCGACGACAAAACTAGTTACATGTCACTTGGTGACTAGGGCAATGAACAAGGGAACAAGTATTGCCGATACCAAAAGGCCAACCAGCCATTTTTGGTTGTCGTCGATCTTATCAATGAACCGCTTTTCCATTGAGGAAAGGTTTTGGTTGATGCTTTTCAGCTCGGATTCAATACCTCGGATGTTTCGCTCTCGCAGTTAGTCTGTGGCTTCAAGTCTTGCAAGTCTCTCGCGTGTGTACATATCTCCTCCGTCATACATGGCAACAGGAAAACCCGCAGTTAAGCGGGTTATCGCTGCCTACATAATGCCAGGCAAATACATCTGCACCTCATCAGCATTATCTGGACACCTGGCCTGTTTTCTGCTGACCTGGTTCCCGTTATGCGCATTACGGCAACGACAGACACCTCGTTTGAATTCTGGTACTCCGGACAAAATAAGGTCGTCAATCCGGCAGACATTGAAGACCAGACTCAGTTCCTTGGGCGCTCTAACCAGTGGACCCTTCACGGCCTACAAGCAGATAAAACGTATTACGTTTATGTCCGAACTAGGAATGCTTTCGGGGTATCTGAATTCGTTGAGGTGTCAGGCCAGGCGTCATCTGATATCCCTGGAATGATAGATCTCATTGATGAGCAGATACGCGAGTCAGACGCGTTTAAAAATGTTCAGGAGGGTGTTGATACTAACCTTGAAGGTATCATGTCAAATGCGCTGGCAAACCACGGAACTGTGGAACACCAGTGGGCTCAGTATGGCGAGGTTCGTGCTGATGTTCTGGTTGTTAAAACAACGGTCGCAGAAGTGGATAAAGGCCTTGCAGACCTGTCTACCTACGTGCAGGCCCAGGCAGGGGATTTGACCGCAGCTGTTAACCAGAAATTGACGGCAGAGGTAAACAGTGATGGGACAGGAAAGGCGTCCTATACGCTCAATCTCGGGATAGTCAGAAGTGGGGTGAAGTACAACACTGGTTTCGGGATGTCGATAGAGCCATCCGGCGGCACCTATAAATCTACAGTGGTCGTTGCTGCCGATCAGTTTGGTATTTACTCAGGAAGTGACCCGGGAAACTATCAATTGGCTTTCGTTGTATATAACGGACAAGTATTTATGAACGAAGCCTTTATTCGCGATGCTACAATTACCAATGCGAAGATTGGCGATTACATACAGTCTAACAACTGGAACGGTTCAACAATCGGTTGGCATATCAACAAGAATGGTAACGCTTGGTTCAATAACGTGACTGTTCGTGGTTCTCTTTACGCCACAAACGGTAATTTTTCTTTTAGCGGCTCTAACAACACAACAGTAGTCAATGGTAACGGTGTAACCGTAAACATTCCTGGTGGTGGTCGTATTGTGCTCGGGGAGTGGTAAATCATGCCTTCAGGTCTTTTAATTGATCTCAATGATGGCGGTAAGCCGATGGAAATCACCGCCGGATTACGCTGCCCAACTTATGGCGGGGCGATTTCCGGCGGTATCGGGAAAGTTAATACCGCGACGGTCGAGGGCTACGTTTCGGGTTCGAATGTTATTTTCATTCCCACCCAGACGGTAATCAGCGACGAGGGGATATTCAAACTGGACAGCGTCAGTATTTCCGGCGCGAACGTCACGCAAAACTGGAGCGGCAATTCAAATCCCGGACTCCCTAAACCACAGCGCGTAGCATTCTCCGGCACCCTCTGGCAGATCCTACCTATAAGTCAAAGTTCTAACGTTGGTCTTCTTGTTGCAAATAGTACCGATTTTACTGCCATTACAACAACAGCAAGACTCGGTTATTGTATTTATAAAGCTAGAGTAACTGTGGGCACATCAGGTTGGGTCACTCCCGCCATTGAAGGATTTGATCGCAAAAAATATCTAGTCTGTTGCAAGTTGGAATAGCCCTTATACATTAGATTATGACGGAAACCGACTTCTATTTTTGAATGACGGATCAAACACTGATGACCAACCTATGAGCGGAACTGTTGATGTTGTTATATTTGCTGGCGGTATTTCACCGGTGCCTGCAAATCCAGGTCTTAATATATATAATGCGGCTGGACAATGTACCTTCTCAACTTCACGCCGCCCGTTTGTTTATCTCGGCGTTAATTTTGTACCTTCCAGGACAGCGCAGAGCGTTCCCGGTGGCGGATATGTGCCCGTTGGCCGCTTTGGGCTGAGGGTTCCCAGCTACGGTGGTGGTCGAATTTATCACTATCATTACGGTCTGGTTATGCAGAACGGTTCTCTTAGGGCTGGGAGAGGGGCTTATGTTGGATGGTCTGATCGTCAGCTGGCAAACGAAGGCGTTACGCCTATTTCGCTTCCAGTTATCCCAGATATGTACGTTTAATGACTAACTCTCGATTCGTCGGGTTTACTATTTCAAAGGAGTAACCATGTCCGCAGGAACGATAACTCTTACAAATAATTCAGCTACCGTAACAGGTAGCGGTACTGCCTTTACTTCCGAGTTAACCGTCGGCGATTTTATTGTCGTAACAGTTGGCGGTATTCCTTATACGCTACCCATCAAAACGGTAGACAGCAACACTTCATTGACGCTGGTCAGCAACTATACAGGGCCAACGCAGGGCGGCGCTGCATGGTATGCTGTTCCGCGTGTTGCCATGAACATGGTCACTGCCGCGCTGGTGGCGCAGACAACGGAAGCATTGCGTGGGCAAAACTACGATAAGGCAAACTGGCAGGCGGTTTTTAGCGCGAGCGGTGATATCACTGTCATGTTGCCGGACGGATCCACATTTACAGGGCCTAGCTGGAATAAAATTGCTGAACTGCTTAACGATATTAATTCCAAGTTGGGTTATGCACTTGTTGATTTCGGTACAGTAGGTGTTTACGCAAGATATGTTCAAGCTAATCCATTCGGAAATAGCACTCCTGTCATATGCCAGGTTGAAATATATTTTAATGGAAAATGGGGTGCTCCCGGATGGGTGAGTTGGTATAGCAATCCCACTATGGATGCTTACGGTTTAAGAGGTGGAATGGTTTTAGGGGAAGGGCTGGTTGTTCAGACTGCGAGAAGCTATCTTGAGGACGCTTCATATAATGTGGGTAGTCTTTTAGGTACAGTTACTGGTAGCATAACCTCAGTCCCTTGTCGTATGCATGTCTGGAAATTAGTCCCATAAGGTAATATTTTATGAAAACGATATATGTTTATGCTGGTGATTGCCGTTCTTGGGGAACCTCTCCAGATTTATGGGGGGGAAATACGCTTCTGGTTGAAGTGCCCGATGATTTTCAAGGTGGCGGTAAAACTTATAATCCAGAAACAAAAGAGTGGGCTGATGATGTGATTATTCCTCCAACTGCTTTAGAAGTAGCAGAACAACAGAGAAACCAGTTTATCTCTGAAGCAGATACTATTATGGCCGACTGGATCATAGACCTGCAGCTGGGAACCATCACTGACGAGAACAGGCAAAACCTGATCGCATGGCGGGCATACAAGGAAGAGCTGAAAGCTATGGATCTGTCTTTAGCGCCGGATATAGTCTGGCCTCCTAAGCCTGTTATCTAATCCCTATACAAATTCCCAGAGCAAAATACCCTCAGCACGCCCTGTCGCGAACGTAGCTGGGGGTATTTTGCTATTCATTGGTTAGCCACATATCAGCCTCTTCAAACATTTCCTGAACAGTACGGCTTATCTGTTCCTTCTCATGCTTGCTGGCGTCAGTGTTGATCGCCGGCAGTGTCATCATCGGCTTAACCCGAATATCAGCATCAGGGAAAATCTGATGCACCCGCTTCGTCAGCTCGGCCAGAATGATCTCTCTGGCTCCTTGGAGCACTTCAACATTTCGCTTGTCATAAACCAGTTCAACAAACATACCGATCCTCTTAAAAGTGAAAAATTGCCTGTGCTTGATCTTCTTTAATAAAAATACTACTGTATACATATACAGTCAATAGGCGCGTGATGGTGAGTTCATGCCTCGTCAACCGGATATTCGTGCTGCTTTTATTGCGGCCATACAGCAAAACCCGAAGGGCTATCTCTGCCTGCATACAGACAAATTCATCACTGAACTGCAGGAGAGGAACTGGCATTTCAGTCAGGCGGATGCAAATACATGGATCGAGCGATACCAGCCGGACTTCGCCGATAAGACGACAAACGAAAGCGAGAACCGGTACTGGATCCTACGTAACATGGGGAGGGTTTTCTAATGGGCTTTCCTTCGCCGGCTACGGATTACGTTGAACAGCGTATATCGCTTGACGAGCGCATCATCACCAGGCCAGCGGCTACGTACTTTATGCGGGCCGGTGCAACGCATTACCGGGAAGGTATCCTCAATGGTGCTTTGCTGGTTGTCGACGCGTCACTGTCTCCATGTGATGGTTCATTGCTGGTTTGCACAGATAGCGGTGAGTTTAGGATTAAGCGGTATCGCACACACCCGCGGCCACACCTGGAAAACCTTGAGAACGGTAAACGGGAGAGTTTGCCAGATAAGGATGAGGTATCCGACACTTCGCGTCCGGTATTTGGGGTGATCACGTATATCATCAACGACGCGCGGTCTGGTGAGTTTGATGATTGCCCGGTGATGTGAGACAGAAATGAGACACACAAAGCTTTGCATCGGTATGCAAGGCTTTGTGCTGCTTCCCTATGACACCTTCTCATCAAGCCAGTCAGCCCACCACTGCATCATCTCCCGGCGCTTATCCATGTACTGAGCGTGATTGTAAATCCCGCGTATTGATCCGCTGTTAGCGTGCGCCAGTTGCTTCTCAATGGCATCAGCGGGCCATTCGTGTTCATTCATTATTGTGCTGAACTGGTGCCGGAAACCGTGGCCACTTGCCAGACCTTCATATCCTATCTGGCGAATAACAAGCAGCACGGCATTTTCACTGATTGGCTTTGTTTTATCATTACGTCCGGCGAACACGAAGCTTGATATAGGCTGTGTTACCGGCCTCAGCATTTCAAGCAGAGAGACAACCTGATCTGACATTGGAACAAGATGAGGGCGGCGTCCTTTCATCACCTCTTCGGCGATCGTAATCGTCCTGGCTTCAAAGTCGACGTTAGACCATTGCATGGACCGGAGTTCTTTTGTCCTGAGTACCGTGTATTGCAGAACTTGAGTCGCTATGCGTGAAACGATGCTGCCAGAGAAACCAGCAAGTGCCTTATTGAATGCCGGTATCTGGTCTGCAGGAAGGAAAGGGTAGTTCTTCTTCCGGTAGCCCTTCATGGCATCAGCAAGGTCAGGTGCTGGGTTGTACTTAGCGCGCCCGGTCACAATCGCATACCTGAATACTTCCCCGCATCTCCTCCTGGCTTTGTTGGCCCTCTCCATTGCTGGCCTGGAATATCTCTGGCTTACCCTTCTCACCTACCCGATACAGAGATCCGGCATCGACCGGACCACCGTTATAACGCGCACCAGCAACGGCCATTCCTTTGGCTGCCAGGAGAGAGCCAGCATAGGCCGTCTGACCAACAGCAGCAGCACTCCCCATTGTTGCTATAGAAGCACTCATAGCAGCAGGCGCCCATGCAGATGCAGCGGCGGTAGCCTGAGCCATTGTCGATGCCAGTGATGCGGCAGCAGCGGCCTGCCCCATTAACTGGCTCTTGACCCACTCAATCCCCATTTGCACCAGGCTACCGACAACGCTGTTGAGGATTGTCGTGCCGATGTTGGCGAAGGATTCTTGCAGGCTCTGAGTGCCGTTGAGCAGCCCGGTAATGGCATTGGTCGCCCCCCCCTGGAGAGAATCGATAGCGTCAGCCATCAGCTGATTGGTCGTGCTCTGGTTGCGGTAAATCTCCCATTGCGCCGCAATACGAGCCTGCTCGTATTCGGTATTGGCCGCGTTCATCAGCTCGAGGCCGCGCTGAGTGATCTGACCTTTCTTGCGTCTCAAACATGCTGGATGAGAGCCAGTTCCTGCGCGTGCTGGTTAGCCAATTGCTGAACCGGGTCGATTTCACCAATTGCAGATTGCTGAGGTGTTACTGCCTGCTGGG